CCGCTAAGCCCAAAATCTGGCAAAAAAGGTGCAATTGCTCGCACCTGATTTACTATGCCTTTTACTTGACTGTAAGCCCCTGCTGCTTGGCTAATTACTCGCCCAGCTCTTGCGATTGTTTGAGATGTTTGCGTAATTACAGGGACAGGGAATGGAAAGTTATTCAGAAAATCAACCACACCACGAATATTTCCGATGTATGGTGAGTTGATACCGAACGTTCCGTGGTCATGGTCAACCATAATTCCGTTAATCGTAACCTGTTTTGGTTGAACTACAGCGTGGTCGGCTATCGCTGCGCCTGACTCGATTGGATTTTCTGTGATTGAAAGGTCTGACTGGTGATCTTCCGTTGTAACCACGTCAAACGTTATCGTGCCTATACTTCTGCTTGATACTTGAGCAAAATTAAACATTCTTTACTATCCTATAACTGGTGAAAGTTGGTTATTGATTGCTCGTGCTGATTGGTCTGCAACCGCTTTTGGATTATCCACGCCTTGAATATGCTGTGTGATGGTGATTTTGTTGTTGCTATTCTTGATACTGTTATCAGAATTAGAAGTGCCACCAACACCGCCAGCAGAAACCTCAGATGCTTTTGCGTAAACGCCTGCATTTAAAGCTAAATCCGCTACGCCTAATCCAGCTTGTCTCACGCCTTGAGTAGATACATTAGCCTGGATATTAATTGGCTCACCGCCAATCTTAGCTACAATACTATTCCATAGGTCGATAGCCCAACCAAATGCCGCCTTAAACTTGTCAATAATGGTCTGCTTAACGCTTTCAAAGACTTTTTTAAGATTGTCTATGCTGAATGTCGCTGTAAAGGCATTCCATTTTCCAGATACCCAAGAAATAGCCTCGCCCCATTTTTCCTTAATCCAATCTGAAAGCTCGCCCCATTTATCTTCAATCCACTGCAAACCGTCCGCACAAGATTGATAAAATTCACCGAATTGAGCATCACCGCCTTGTAACCAAGTGATAAAGTCATCAATGATTAGGATTAATCCAGCTATGGCCGCAATCGCTAAGGTGATTGGATTTGTCGCAAAGGCTAACAACATTCTGCGGCTAAACCACAGCAACAAGCCTCCAAGCGTGATAATTACCGCTTTCCAACCAACCGTGCTTTCGATAATGTTATCTATCGCACCAGCTAATTCAAACAAGAACGAGAACACTCGACCAAGCCCATTTAAAATTGCCTTGATGAAGTTATTATTCTCGGCAAACCATTTTGTAAAGCGTTCAGCTAATCGCTGGATTGATGGCGATATACGCAATGAAACGTATTCACCGATAGCAATAAACACTTGAGAAACTTGCGTTAAGGCATCTTTAAATGCCGCCGCTTTCTCTGCGTTTTCTGCATTACCAACACCAAGTGTTAAGGCTTCTGCTAGAGCAATCTGTTCGGCTAACTCATCGTTACCTAATCGGAGCGTTTGAATCATTGAGCCATCAATACCCAACTTCGCAAGCATTGCTATTTGCTCTTGATCGCTCATCTGTTGCATTTTTTCGGATATCTCACCGAATAGCTCGCTAGATGATTTTATTTCGCCATTGGCTTTCTTAGCGCTTAATCCGTACTGTTCAAAAGTCTTAGCTCCACGACCAATTCCAGCCGCAGCCTCACCGATTGTTCGAGATAATCCCTCGATTGATGATTGAGCCGCTTGAGCAGACGAACCATTTACTTCTGCGACCTTGCCTAACAGATAGATTTTATCCGCCGCCTCACCTGTTACATTAGATAGCTGTTTAATCTCATCTAACGCATCAAGGTTTCCATCTACGAAGTTTTTAACACCTACCGTTGCACCATAGAAAACCGCCCCAAGCGCCACTACTGCAAGCGTAGTTTTATTAATGACTATGCCAAGTGACTCAAATTTTTTAGCCAGACCATCAGCACCGAACTTTGTCGCCCAAAGATTATCAATATTGCCTTTTAGGTCATCTACCGCATCAGCACCATCTTTCACCGCATCAGTATTAACCGTGCTTTCAATGGATTTGGATAGCTCACCAAGCCCCTCAACCGCACTTTCAGTACCACTTCCAACCGTATCAAGGAATTGCTCAAACTCTTGCATTGCTTGGCTATCGGTCTCAAGCCCGACTTTTATCAGTAACTCATCTAATAGCATCTTTGCTTTGCTCCATTTGATTTAATTCCACTATTACCTCGTGGAAAGAAAGAAGATCTGCTATTGAATAAACAGATCTTAATTCGTGCAATGTACAGAACTTTTTAACTATTGGCGTAAAAATAAACCAATCAACTCTATTTTCTGATTGGCTTTCTACGCTTTGAGTTTGCCCTGAATATTGGCTAGCAATCCACCCCCACCGATAAAAAAATCAGCGAATTGATAGGTTAATCCCTCTTTTAATACAGTGATTAGATGACCACGATGTTTATTGAAATGACTATCAAATCGTTCAGATAGGCGGTATTTTTGACCGTCTTGTTCGCAAGCTGTGTGAGTCAATACGATATTCTCTAACTCTTTAACACTTGGCTCACCCAAATTAGCTAATACAGTCGTTAAAATGCCTGCACCTAGCTTTTTACTATCGCCTAGAGCGGATAAATCAACTGATTGAAGTAATTTCATCGCATTTTTTAACGCAGTCCACGCAGCCATCGCATTAGCTGGTGTCATTGTGTAAGTCACATCTTCGATAGTGAATTGCTTAACCTGTTCCATTATTCAACGCCTTTTTCTAAGTTCATTGTCATTTGTTCAAAAACAATCGTCCATGTTTCGGCATTATGACCGTTACCACGAACATATTGTGCTGGAGTGGTAAAATAACCTTTACTTGCTGTTACCACGTCATCATTGATTAAGTCACGGATTGATAAAGTGATAGGTAAGAATGTTTTAATGCTTGATTTTTGCTGATTAAATAGCTTGGATAAGTAAGCGTTGTCAGCCGAATGTTGTTTAATTTTAAGCGTTAGTTTGCCTGAATTATCTGGATTAGCGATGAATACGCCTGTACCGTTCGCACCGATAACCAACTGACCAGCATCAACTTGATTTGCCGCACTAATTACATCTGAACCGTCAGCCCAATCAGAGATTTCTTTACCGTCAAGAAGTACCACTACTTGTTTTGGATCGAAAACTGCCATTTATATTTCCTCTTAAAAAGAAAAGGCTGGATTATCCAGCCCTATTATTATCGGTTGTAATTCACAATCACATCGCTTGAATGGATTGCTCCAGCTAACTTCACAGCCACCTGAATTGGTGTCGCTCTACGTTGCTCACGGTCGCTATCTGAAAGTGTATCCATTGGAGCCGCCCAGATGTAATAACCTTTCTCTAGGTAGTCGCCTGTTTTCAAATTACCAAAACTATCACCGGTCCATTTGCCTGCAGCGAAAGCACCGTTATTAATACCCTCTAAGCAAACTTTTTCAACCGCAGAGATTAAAATAGCTTGGCCTTTATCAGTTAAAGGGATTTTGGTTGGTGATTTGTATAAACGAGCAAATACTTCTTTTTGTACTGCATCTTTGAACCAGTCAAGGATAACGATTTCATCAGCGAACTTACCACCGATTACAGTACCCTCTGCAATCATTGCAGCATCGTCAAAATAAGTATAAACGTTAATACCTAAGCGTTTTGATTTTGCGAATTCTGTCGCAGTGATTTCATCTGCTGTGATTGTTGGTTGTTGTTTAAACTTAAGTGTAAGCGTTGAGTTATTAGCTGCAAAGTTTACAGATAATAAACGGGCCAGCGCAGAAGATGCTGGGTATAAATCGTTTTTGTCGAAGATTGCTAAGGTATGGTCTAATTGAGCATCGTATAGTTTCTTAAATACGTTAGATGCTGACCATTCAATATGCTCGGTTTTAATTACACTAACACCGAATAACTTGTCATTCGCTTGTGCGTACTTAGCTGCTGCCTCGATTTGTGCATCGGTTAATTGTGCCGCAAAGGTGAAGCCATACCAGCCGTTTTCTACTTC